TTCAACAACTACATGTGTCAGAACATGGCAGAAGTTGAAACTGGTAACACCACGAGCGCTGGCGCAATCAACCTGATGGCTGGTTACGCTGCTGGTAGCACGGCTCTGGTTGTTGATGGTATCACTGGTATCATCGCTAACAACACTTGGCTGAAGATCGCTGGCGATGATAGCCCGCAGCGAGTTGTTTCTCACACTGAGACTCTGGGTAACACCACGGGTCTGGTGATTTCTCCTGGCCTACGGCGTGCAGTTGCTGATAACGCTGTTATCACTTTCTATACGCCTGGTGCAATTAACCTTGTGGCCGGTTACGCTGCTGGCTGGTCCAAGCCGATGGTAATTGACGGTTTCACCGTCGCTCCGAAGGCTGGTCAGCTAGTTACGCTGGGCACCACTAACACTAGTGTTGTCTACACTGTCATCGAAGCTACGACGACTAGCATGTTGCTAGATCGTCCGCTTGAGGCAGCAGTCGCTGACGATGCAGCAGTGAACATCGGCCCGGCTGGTTACTACAACTTTGCATTCCACCGGAATGCAATGACGCTTGTAGTTCGTCCGTTCCAGACGCCGCGTGCAGGCACGGGCGCTCTGAGCGCTGTTGTCAATCACAATGGTCTGTCTATGCGTGCAACCATCACGTATGACGGCACCAAGCAGGGTCACCTTGTCACTCTTGACATGCTCTGTGGTATCCAAGTTCTTGATACGAACCTTGGTGCTGTTCTGCTTGGTTAATTTGTCCATGGTGCCACCCTCCCAATTTTGGGAGGGTGGCTTCTTCTTACAGGAGAAAATCATGGACTACACGATGTTCGAGCGAGTCGGAATTCCGCTTGGCTGTCTAATAGCTCTTGGTTTTGCTGTCTGGAGGATTTTACTTTGGCTTGGAGCTAAGGTTGTAGAACCAATAGCTAATAGCCATGTTCAATTGGTAGAATCAACAAAGAAGACAAATGAACTCAATGCAGAAACTCTAGCGAGAGTTGGAGATTTGCTTGAGAAGAAAGCAGTTGCAATTGAAGGTATTGCTGGACAGAACGCAACAATGATTGCTCTTACTCAAGAGACAAATCGTATTTTGAAAGAGCAAAAGAAATGAACCACTTGATCTTTGTAAGACACCAGTTGTACAAGCTCAAGAGGGAGTACGGATTTCCATTAGCAGTCTATAAAACGACTGTTGGCGATACAAACCTTGAAACTGGTGTTAAGTCTATAACAAAGACTAAGCATCGTGTTAAAAAGGCAATTGTAATGCCTGTGAAGTTTGAAACTTCAGTATTCTACTCTGCTGCTTTTATGAAGGCAGCACGAGCTTTTGCAATGGGTGGCTATCAAGATCAAGAGATCAAGAGAATAATTATAGATGGACGTGATCTTCCGAGATCATTTACAATGACTCCGGAAGATTACGTCATCTATAAGCACAATCGCTATGAAATCATGTATTTCGAGCAATTGGAAGAAGTCTCTGGATACCAACTCATTGCAAAGCGATTGGTAGGCGCACAAGTTGATGAAATACACGAAGTAACTGTATATCAAACCATGAGGTTCTTGCACTCTTCCGTGGAGGAACCATAATGGCTGTTAATAAGAATTGGGCTAGATGGATTTTTGCTTCAGTTAGCAAACATTTCAAGGACACTTGTGTTGGACTTAATTTCTTTGCGGAAGGTGAAGATCAGAAAGTTCAAGATTTTTCTGATTACATTGAATTCCGAATGAATGGTCCAACAATTTGTGAATCCTCTGGATTTTACCACCTTGGAATAGTAGCTAATATCTTGGTTGTGAGTAAATTTAATAAAAGCTCTATTCACACTATTCATAAAAATGTAGGCATTGTGGAGGCGGCTTTTACAAAATGCATCACAGTTCGTAGATATGGGCTATTAACTGAAGATTCACAAAACGACGGTTCTGTATTAGGAGTGTTACAACTAAAACCTTATGATAAAAAGGATGTTAACACTTCGCATTTCGGACAGGTGAACCCTGAAATCAAAGAGATGCAGTCAACTGTCGAAGGCTATTACTGCATGCTCCTGGAAAGCTAACTACGAGGGACCAAAATGGCTCAACTAGACATTAAGAATTGTAATGTCTATCTGCGTGATGGCTATTCTGGGATTGCTGGACTAGCCAACATGGCAATTAACAATGGTGCTGGTTACGCTGTTGGCGCAACCACGATTTTAGTAGACGGTGCGACTGGCGCTGTTACTACTGGTGATTATTTTACGATTGGTGGTCGAACTACTCGTTATCAAATCGCATCACATATTGAAACGCTTGGTAATACCACAAGTATTACCTTTACTCCTGGATTAGTTTCTGCTGCCGCTGATGATGAGACTGTGGATATTGCTCCTCGTCAATTACAAGTTCGTATTGGCGAAGGCAATGTAATGTGGACTGAAAAACGTCCCATTGTGTATGTCAAGGATCGCGGATTACTTGATACTGTTCGTGAAGGCGATGAAGAGCCTGTTGAAGTCAAGTTAGATGCTACATGGGTATTTCTTAAGGCTTCAACTGGTCAAACGCCGACCATTGAAGATGTTCTCAAGAAGCGTGGTGAAGCATCTACTTGGACAACTTCTGGTTCAGATCCTTGTGAACCGTATTGCGTTGATCTTGTAATCGAATATACACCGCCTTGTTCTACTGAAGATTTGGAAATCTATGAGCTACGTGATTTCCGTTACGAAGAACTTGCTCAGGATCTCAAACAAGGACAGATTTCAATCTCAGGAAAGTGTAATACTGTTGAGGCAACCGTCACTCGTGCAGATGCATAAGGAGTTAGAGCGTGGCTCAACTAGATATTAAAAACTGCAATGTCTATCTGCGTGACGGGTACACTGGCCCAGCAGATCCGACAGGTGCAGTTAACCTCATGGCTGGTTATGTTGTTGGCACAACTGTCATGGCGGTTGATGGTTTCACTGGTGCAGTAGTCACTGGTGATTATTTCACGGTTGGTGGTCGTCAGCAGCGATACCAAATCACGGCACATTCTGAAACTCTGGGTGCAACAACTCAGATTACATTTACGCCGGGACTTGTTACTGCTGCTGTTGACAATGATGTAATTGCAATTCAGCCGCACCACTTGCAAATCCGCATTGGTGAAGGCAATGTAATGTGGACTGAAAAGCGGCCTATTGTCTACGTCAAGGATCGTGGTCTGCTTGACACGGTTCGTGAAGGCGATGAAGAGCCGGTTGAAGTCAAACTTGATGCAACTTGGGTATTCCTCAAGGCATCAACTGGTCAAACGCCGACCATTGAAGATGTTCTCAAGAAGCGTGGTGAAGCCGCTAACTGGGTTACATCTGCCACTGATACTTGCGAACCTTACGCAGTGGATCTAATCATTGAGTATACACCTCCTTGCTCAACTGAGCAAATGGAAATTTATGAACTCCGTGATTTCCGCTACGAAGAACTCGCACAGGATTTGAAGCAAGGGCAAATTTCAATCTCAGGAAAGTGCAATACTGTTGAGGCAACCGTCACTCGTGTAACGGCTGCGTAATATACGGGCCACAAGCCTTGTGGCTTGTGGCCCGTTTTCTTTTAACTCTTTGGTGGGTAATGAAGTACAAGGGTAAGAAGCTTTCTGGTCCTAATGTCGAAACTATTGTCATTCCTCGTGGTAATGGTGAGGACATTGTTTTCACCTGTCAAGCCGTCCTAGATTATACACGATTTCGGGCATTAGTGCCTGATCCTAAGCCTGGAAAGAAAATGCTTCCAGGTAACAAAATCGTAGATGATCTTGAAGATAAGGGATTTTTAGCTCAGCAAGCAGAATGGGCAAAGTTACACTTTGCTTATACTGTAATTGAATCTTTAAAGCCCACTGAAGATATGGAATGGGAAACAATTGACCCCAATGTGCCTTCAACTTGGTTGAATTGGGATAAAGAGTTGACTGAAGCCGGATTTACAATGGCTGAACAGAACATGATTGCAAGTGGCATTGCTGCTGCAAATGGTCTGAGCCAAGAGAAAATCAACGAGGCGCGTGAGCGTTTTTTAGCTTCTCGTATTCAGCACTCCGTGTCATCATCCCAGACGGGCGAACGATTGATTACACAATCTGGCGAGCCTGCGAAAGGTTAGGTCTTAGACCACCTGGAGTAGAAAAATCCTGGGACGATTGTGTTCCATGGGTTCAAGCAATGATTATTTCATATTCGCAAATCCGGGAACAAGAAGAAGCCAAAGAGATGGCTGCAATGGCCGGAGCGAAGATGAGATTTTAACGGAGAGGGATACATGCTACGCATTGCTATGGAAGCTGAAATGTACACTTTGAACCGTACTGATTTTGAATTGGCCGTAGGCGAATTCATGAACATTACAATGCGTCGGGCTGTACAAGAATTTCTCAAGGCATGTGTAGCACGTATCCCTGTCCGAACTGGGTTCGCCAGAGGAAGCTTTGGTAACCTTACACGAGAATTTGGAGTAGAAGATCAAGTAACAGGAAATAGCCAGCGAGAATATTATTATCATTCAAGAGGACAAGGGGTTCTTAAAACTCCAACATCAGGCAGGCAATTTGTTACTGATCCAAGTAATGTATTAACTAAAACAGGGTCAGGTGTTACGTTCAATCTAGATAATGCAATTAAGTATTATCCATTTATTGCGAACGGCGGAACTGAACAAGGGATTGCGGCAATGAATGCCTATCTTAGGCAAGCAATTAATAATTTCTTTCCAATACAATCATTGCTTACAAAAACCACAATCAGAGTTTCTTCTACTGGAAATCAATCCAGCACTGTAGAACGTCCTAATATGGACGCTGTTTTATCGCAACGTGAACTCATGACCAGAGGATTCTAATGGCCGTACAACTGAATTTTCAGCTTGCTGGCGGCGCACAATCCGCTGTTCAGCAGTTCATGGATAATTTGCAAGGTGCCCAGAAGGAAGTTTTTCGTCTTTCGGATGCAATCCGTAATTTTGACGAAAACGGTAATGTAATTTCCCAGACGTTCAAAGCTGTTACAGCTTCTGGGAAAGAAATGTCTGCAACTTTCAAAGACACTGCAACAGGTTTCGATCTTCTTTCAGCTAAAGTCGATAATGCAAAAGCTTCACTTAAGGCTCTTGAAGCTCAACAGAAAGCTACTCAGGCAGCTTCCCGTAGACAAGATGCCAATACTGCTGAAAGTCAATTACGAAATCTAGGCGTTATAAAGCCAACTTATAACGTTAATCAGATCAATGCGACTGAAGCTGCATTCCAAAAGGTTCGTGCAGCAATTGAATCTGGAGCAGTCTCTTTAACTAGATTTGATGAGATTCTGAGATCAATTAAAGCAGATCCTAAGGCTATTCTTCCTAACATGACTAAGGAAGAAGCTTCAGTTTCTAGAGTTTTACGAAATCTTCAAGAAGGTTTCGATAAAACTGGTGAGAAGGCTAAGCGAAGTGCGGAAAGTCTTTCGATCTCTTTTGCAGGTATTTTCCGACTATTTGAAGCACAAGTAATCAAACGGGCTACTGGTACTTTAGAATCTGCTTTTATTTCAGGTATTCAGAGTTCAAAACAATTTAGTAATGAAATCGCTTTAATTGAAACGATTTCACAGAAAGCAGGACTGACGACTGCTGAATGGTCTGAAGGAGTTCGAAGACTTTCAAGCAGTTTTGGGATTTCTCAGTTAGATGCTGCTCGTGCTGCATATGAAGCTATCTCTAACCAGGTAACAAGTGGTAGAGAGACGTTTGACTATATGGCAGAGGCAGCAATTTTTGCCCGTGTGACGGGGAGTTCATTAACTGACTCCGTTAACTTGAACTCTGCTGCAATTAGAAACTTTGGTCTTGCACAGAATGATGCAAGACGAATTAATGAAATCTTCTTCAAGACAATTGAACTTGGCCGTGTCAAAGCTTCTGATTTGGCTGATACGTTCGGTCGTGTAGGTTCAATTGGTGCAGAAGCAGGAGTTAAGTTAGAAGAAATTGGTGCAGCATTGGCAACTATCACCGTTAAAGGTGTAAAGCCAAATGATGCAATGACTTTGATGTCTAACTTACTTCTGAAGTTAATTAGACCTACAGAAGAAATGCAACGCCTGTTCAAAGAATGGGGCGTTGCATCTGGTACGGCTGCTATTCAGACATTTGGATTTTCTGGGGTTCTTCAGAAGTTAGACCTGGAAGCACAAAAGGGTACTAATCGCATGGGTGAACTGATCAATCAGATCAGAGCTATGCGAGGTGCTTTCAACTTAACTGGCGATGCTTTTGATACGTATGCTCAGAACTTGAAACAAATTACTACTGCACAGGACGAATATACAAACGCTGCCAAATTAACAGAAAAGAGTCTAGGTTTCCGTGCTAATCTTCAATTGAACAAAGCACAAACCTTCTTTTCAAAAGAGCTTGGCGATCCTGCTATTAAAGCTTTCGTCGAACTGACTGAATCTGTTGGCGGATTGGATAAGGTATTACAAACCTTATTAACTACTGCAAAATATGTTGCAGTAGTTTTCGGAACGTATTACTATAATCTAATTCGAGCTGCAATTGGTGTACGAGTCACTGCTGCGGCTGTTGCTGTTTGGAATAGTGCGAAAGAGCTTTGGCTTGTTATTACAGGCAAACAAATTGCAGTACAAGCAGCACAAACCGCTGCAACTTCAGCACAGACAGGTGCGCAATTTGGTTGCACAACAGCAATGGCTGCTAATACTGTTGCAACAACGACAAACACTGCTGCAACAGCAGCAAACACTGCTGCAAGTGGTGGTTTTATTGCTGCACTAATTGCAAAAACTGCTGCTATGTGGGCATGGGTTACTGCTACGAAAGTTGGAACTGTTTTACTTACTGGATGGGGCGCTGCTATGGCTACTGTAGCACCTCATTTAGTTATGATTTCGGCAATTACTGCTGGTTTGGGTTTCTTAATTCACCACGCAATGCCTACAAAGCAAAACGTGGCGAATTTGAAACTAATGAATGATGAAATTGATAGACTAGTAAATGCAAGATATGACAAAATCAAAGAACTTAATCTTAGTCAGTTTTTGATGCCATCAAATGTTAATATTGGTTCGCTTCGAGAAACTGTTCGAGCTGATTTTCAAAATATCTTGCAATATACCGCAAAACTTTTAGCCGATGCAGAAAGGGCAAAAGAATATACAACTGAACGTGTTCGTGAAATTTCTGATGTTGTTAAGGTTTCTTCTAAGGCATTAAATGATTATGTTGCCAATGGTTTGAAAAGAATTCGAGAGCAAGTTAATGAATCAAAATCTTTGATCAAAAACTTGCAGAAGGATTCTGAATCTATTGGTCGAAAATTTCAAAATTCGATTTTTGAATCTCGAATGAAATTTGCTTCAGAAGGCCGTATGGATATGGCTTCTGGCATGATTATCGATGATCAAAAATCACAATTGATTCGTAATCAAATTCGACAGCTTCGTGAATATATTTCTCAGGAAGCCAAGAAAGGTACTAAGGAATCTTACGACGAAGTCAAGAAGACCTTTGACGAAATCAGCAAGTTAGAATCACAACTCTTTGATGCTTCTACAAGTAGACAGCGTCGTGAGTTTGACGAACGAGTTCGACGAGGGACTGAACAACCTGTCGGATTTGAAGTTGATCCGATGACGGGTCAGATGAAAGCTCGATACGAGTTCACAGTGCGAACTGTCGAACTTGAACAAAGACTAAAGGCTATCGCTCAAGAGAAATTATCCTTTAACCAAAAGTCAATTGAGCTTGAACAAAAGAAAATTAAGGAACTTGAAAAGCAAGAAGCAATTGAAAAGGAACGGGCACGACGACTTACTCAGGAATTTAATAAGCTTGAGCAGCTTAGCCTTCTGAATAAAGCTGGAGAAATCAAGCCTGAGTACAAACGGAATGATGGTACTGTTGATACTGAAAAGGTACTTCGTCAATTTGATGAAATTACTAAGCGTATCAAAGACGCTGTAGGCGGACAGAAAGCTCTTGAGCAATTTGCTGTCTATAGAGATTTGATGCAGTTCCGTATTCAGCTTGAACAACAAATGACTGCGGTAACAAATGCCGAAGTTATGAAAAGAGTTCAAGGTGAAATGCAAATCAGAGAACGCTCGGTAATGAATCGTTTGACTGAAGCACAATCTAAGCAAGGCTTAGGTAGAACTCAATTCTTGCAAGGAGCTAAGGAAGCTGAAGCTGCTATCACTAAATTGAATGATATTCAATTGAGGGGTATGTGGGATAATTCTCCAAGAATGCAGGCTTTCAATCAAGCTTTGTTGGAAACTGGCAAAGCAGTTAAAGCTTTTAGGGATTCGCCTAGTAACAGAACTTTTGAAGAACTTGCTGAGAAAATCAGAATTGCAGAAGCAGTTGCTAAGCAGCTTGGATCTCAATTAACTGTACTAGGTAAGAGTGACGAACTAAAGGCAATGCTTGCTGAGTTGAAGAAATTAAAAGATGCACGTGACTTAATTGCTAAAGGTGTTGATACTTCTAATGCTGGCGATAAGATGGCAGCACAAATCGATAAAGAAATGGAATCAGTTTTCATTTCTATAAGAAATGTGTTACCACAAGCCTTAGTAAAAGTTCAACAGGAAGGGCAGAAAGCTGCTGAGGCAATTAAAGTTAGCTTCGTTGATCAAATGAATATTGTGATTTTGAAAATTGATGAAGTTGCGAGGGCTATGGAGAGAATCAAAGTTCCACCTGGACCTGCTAATCCTCTTGGCCCACAGCCTCAACCTCAGAATGCCGATGACTTAATGTTTGGTGGATTGCCAAGTTACTATAATCAAGGTAAGTATGTTTCTTGGATTCCACGAGGTTCTGATACTGAGCCTGCTATGATTGGTAAGCGTGAAATGGTGATGACTGAGCAGGCTTCAATGCAATTTGCTCCCTTGCTCCGAGCAATGAATCAAGGCTCACTGCCTATGTATATGAATAAGGGAGGCAATGTGACAAATGTTGGTGATATCAACGTAACGATGCAGGGTGGAGGGACTTCCACTTCATCCGCGAAGGAATTTGCAAAGACGGTTCGACGCGGTATTCGTCGTGGAACCATTTCTCCCTTCAACTAAGGAGTTATGATGAATCATCTGATTTTGAATCAGGGCATTATTCCGCAAGGCAAACTTGATCTTCGTGGTAAGTTCAAGGTTGAACATTGGCGAAATGGTAATTTATTCAAGAATTACGATTTTAACAATGATATTACAAACGAAGGTAAGAATCTTATCTTCGATGTAATGTTCAACAGTGCAACTCAGATTTTGAATGGGTCATGGTATATTGGCCTGATTTCAAACTCTGGTTACTCTGCTCTTGCTGCTGCTGATACGATGGCTAGCCACTCTGGCTGGACTGAGTTCACCAGCTATTCACAGGCAAACCGTGTTGGTTGGGGTAGCATTGCTTCTGCTTCACAAACAGTTACCAATACTACTCCTGCCACTTTTGATATTACTGGTACTGGTACTGTAAAAGGTATCTTTGTAACTAGTAACAATACAAAGGGTGGCACAACTGGTAAGCTATGGTCAACAGCATTGTTCTCTGCCGATGTTGCAGTTGTCAATGCTGACCAAATCAAGGTTACGTATACTGTAAATGCGTAATCTAAGCAAAGGCCGCTGGTCCTTCCAGGGCCAGCGGCCTTTGTTATTTGAGGAGGTCAAATGGCTGTATATAATGTATTGGCTGGCGACTTCTTCGCATTATATAATGATGATCCAATTACCAATCCAATTGGTATGCCGATCAGTCAAACATTTGTGCCGAGAGATTCAGCCAAGAACTTTCAAATAGATTTGTTAGTTCGGCAAACATTCAATGTTGGTGGTGTAGCAAGAAATACTCGTGCATTAGTTAATGTAAGTATTACAGATACTTTGATTTTGTACCAAAAGGGTGCAAAAGGGCATTTTGAAACTTGTACACATTTCTTTGCTACTTGGCATTCTGTTAGGCCAGTGTACTATGAAGCTTTTGTACACAATCTAACTTTAAATCAAAGTATTGATCTTACAGTTTCAAAAGGCTTATCAGCAACATTAACTCTTGCACAGTCTGCAACAACAAATGTGATTTTGAATCGATCTGGAAATGATACATTATCAATGAATAGTAATGCAAATTTCTGGACATTGAATAAGTATGTATCAAGTATTCCATTACCAACGTTATCGGGGCCAAACGCACCAACATGCTAATTACTCCTTCTTTGAAAGTTAGTGAACGTGTAAGATATACTGAAAATGGTATTTTGTCATTATATTATGGCACAGTACTAGAAGTGCTTTTCATGAGCGATTGTATTCATTATAAGGTTAAATGGGATTTCGATCAAGAGCCAACATTACATTTAAGATGTAACTTACACAAAGTAGACAGCTAATGATTACTCTGACTTACGGCTCGCTTAGTATCACGCTCCGGAATCCTGATTTCGGGAACCGTGAGTCAGTGGAACAGCGACGAATCAATCGAAAATCTCGTGGTGGGGATTTGCAGATCGCAAGACGATCTAATTGGCCACAAACCAATATTTTTGATTATACTATTTCTAACCTTAAGGAAGAAGAGAAGCAAGCTTTTATTAACTTTGTAAGAGCGTCGCTTGGACAAGAAATCACAATGGTTGATTATGAAGGAAGATCATGGACAGGTTTTATTTCTACGCCTAATGAAGAAGCAGCAGAACAAGGACGTAGAAATAATGTAATTAAGTTTCAATTTCAACGAACCGTATATTGAGGTATTCATGCGTCAGATTTCACCGAATTCGTTGGCAAAGCTTGCTACTCATATTGGAACTGAACCTGTCACAATCATTGCGATTGACTGGGGCGGTAGGACCACAACTGCTGCCTCGATTTTGCGGGCACCATTAACCCCTGGCAGTATTCGTGCTGGTGGTTATAGTTCTAATGTTAGGCATTATGCTGATAAAACGTATCCTGGTATTGAAGGGCGTATTATCAGCTTTGATTCTTTTGATGATGTTGTGAATGTTTCAAAATCAGGAACATCTCAAAGTGTTAGTGTTACATTGTCCGACCATGATGGTGAATTGAAGAAGATTTTCAATTCAACGGATATTCATAAGAAGAAAGCTTATGTGTATCAATGGTTTGACGGTATTCCTCTTGAAGATAAGTTCTTGATTTTTAGTGGTGTTATTAGTTCACCTGTTGTTTGGAAAGAAGGTGATCGGACACTAAGCTTTGATATTGTTACGCAGATTGAAGATCAAGAAGTTGGATTTTCGCCTGAGGATGGGCAATTTCCTTCTTTGCCGCAAAATATGGTCGGCACTACTTGGCCGCTTGTTTTTGGCACAGTAGTCAAATTACCATTAGCAGCAGTCGATGATATTCCCTACAATAATAAGCAAGGGGATCTTGCATCTGCTCAAACTCAAGAAGGTACAGGTATTGAAGATCCGTCTTTGGATAAGCAGATTGAAGAGAATGAAGTCAACAAAGATGCTTTGCAAGGCTTAGCTTTAATCTATTTTATTGGATATTTGCAAGCTTCTCATACAGCTCGCAGATTAGGTGAAGTAGATGATCTTGCTCCTATTAGTAGTGGGAGTGGCACTTATTCAGGACTTGCAAAACAGTTCCTTGATGCAGGCAATAAAGCATTGCTTGATGGTCAAAGAATTGGAGCAAAGAATAATGATTTGAATTCAGTAAAGAGCAAACAACAACAAAATCAAAAGGATCAGATCAAAGTTACCAATGGCGAATTAATGCCACAAGATAAAGAAGTTACACTGAATCTTGGCGGTGCTAAGCATATTGGTAAATTTGAAGGAAATAATTTTAATATCACAGGTCGAACTCATCCAGCAAATGAACGTTTCGATGGAATGACCGTTGGACAAGTTGGGCAACGAACAGGTTCGCCTGTTATTGATCGTGACAATTATTTCTGGGCAGATGGCGGGCAACCATTGCGATTTGGTGCTTTGCCAATGACTGAAGCAGAAAAGCAAGATAGAGAAGAGGCTCAGAAAAGGTTATGGGTTCGATATATTGTTGCTGCTACAATTCAAGTTTCTGTACGTGCAGTGTATGCTTATCGAACAGTTAATGATGTAAAAGCATTAGCTGTTGTGCCAGCACAATATTACATGGTCTTGCAAGTGAATTTTGGTTCACTTCCTGTAACGATGTTATATGTGCCACAGGCTCTTTCTTCAATTGTCACGGCTGATGGAAAATCAGAAGGATGGGAAGATGAATTATGGGCAACAGTAACTTCACCAATTGGGCCAAACACAGTTACAATTATTCAGTGGTTAATCGAAACATATACCACTGCACAAATTGACACTACTTCTTTTAACTTAGTGCGAAATCAAATTGCTGCATTCCCATCACACTTTGCTTTGATGGATCGCCCGAATGTTTTCTCTTTGATTTCCGATATTGCTTATCAAGCAAGATGTGTTGTTTGGCTCAAGAATGATAAGTTCTACATTAAGTATCTTGCTAAGCGAGATCCTTCTGTAGCTACTATTTCTGAAAGTGATGTTCTTGAAAACAGTGTTGAGGTTACATACACAGAAACTGAAGACTTAAAAACTAAAATCGTTGCTGAATACAAGCAGAACTATGAAATAGAAAAGAACAACTTGATTATTATGAAATATAATATCAAGTATTATGGTGTTCAAGAAGAACGTTATAATTGGTTCATTTATACTCATACTCAGCTTGTGCAACGTAGTGTTATGTTCTGGCTTATCAGAAAAGCTAATACGTTCAAACGTATTACTTTTACAACTGGTATTGATAAGCTGAATGTGGAAACACTAGATACTATTACATTGAACTTTGGCGAAAATCTTGTTGCCAATGGCCCGATTGATGTAGTAGTAGAAGAAGCCAAGTTCAATAGCAATGATTATACGATTCAATTCACTTGCTGGGTTCCTGTTCGAGCAGGTGAAATGACTGAATATAATTTTGCTTATACTGGTGATCTAAGTATTCAGCATATATTCCCGACACCTGAAGACATTAATCAAGGTCGTGCTGGTAACGGTGGAAGCAGTACGTTCAATGATAATGTCGAATTACCTGGACCAGATTCAGGTGCAGGTGGCGGTGCAGACAATGTGTCTAAGCCTTTTACTGCTGATACAGGTAATGGCCAAGGACCACAGATTTCAAGGCGTCCACATGCTTGGGGAGATCCTGGATATACAACTGACTTTGCTCAAATTCCGCCTGAGATTTTGAATCGTATTGATTCTACTAATCTAAGTTCTTTGGGTAAGAAACCTGATGGAACCACAAGATATCAATACGATCATGCTAAGGCTGAAGAGCAAAAAATCATTGGACCGGGAGCCAAGACTGTTCTTGCCAAGATTGCTGAAAAGACAGGTGGAAAGGAATATACAGTTTTAGCATACTATAAAGGATTGAACGCTGACCCTACTTCTGTTAAAGGTGTTAAAGCACCTGATGTAAGTGAATCTGAAACATTACCCACTGATATGTATGTGGCAATGTTAATCATTCCTTATACAACAGATAAGGGTGGTACAGAAGTTGATTTCGTTATTGTTCCGCCCGTATGGAAGTAACACATGGAATTTATAGCACGGAGACCTGTTGAGGGCAAAATGAAAACTATTCTCACATACCCAAAGAGAGGTAAGCCTCCAACGGTTCCTCCGGGTTATGAAGCCGAACCTGGTGATCCATATGTACTTCGCATGATTTGGCCGCCATGTGCGTATCACTGTCTAACAGATTGTGGTACGCATGTGTGCGGTCTACTTGCAAAGAAAATCAATCAAGTAGTTTGTAAAGGATGTGAACACAGATATGAAATACCCAGAAGTTCTTGAAGATGGTTCTTTGCAGTTTGACCCTGCACACCCGTATCCAAAATCATTACCTTTATTCACTGTAGACAGTGAAATACCTTATAGATTTCATCCTGATTTCTGTAAGTGTATTCATAGAGGGTTAGCTGACAAACCAATGTCTGATAATCCAGGATGTAAAAGAAAGCGTCAAGTTTGGCATTGTAAATTGCTTAATATTGATGTGTTTCCTTTACAATGTCGTGATTGTAAGGAGGATAAGGGTGCCAATTAAGAAAGGTGCGCCATTAGGGCCGATACCTGATTACAAGTGGGATGGCACTGATCGAGATTGGGACGGATATGCTTTAAGAGGCACTCATGCAGGTGATTTGCCCTTTGCATATTTGCGTGGACAACTTGTTAATTATTACGAAAATAGTGAACCCTTTGTTGGACTGTTTGCTAACAGAATCGGGTTCACTCCTCGTAGAATTAATGTTGTCATGTTTCCAGATCAAGACAGTGCTGAAGATTGGTACAATTCAGTACAAGGGAATCCGGGCTTATTAGAAAGATTTGATAAGCTTGGATTAATTGTTACTGCATTAATTCCTGGAGCTGATGAAAGTGGCGCTCTTGCAAGAGGGCTTCCCGTTGAGAAAAACGGAGATACCTGGATTTTGTCTGATCCTTCCACATATATAGGTGGAAGGTTATTAATGGTACATGCTTGGGGCAGTGACTATATCAATGGTGAAACAAGCTTTGAATTAGATTATGATGCTCCAGATGGTGGGACAAGTTGCGGTAGTGCAGTTACACCAGATGCAAATGGTGTTTTTCCAGGGCCAGGACCTTGTGGTAATTCTATTCCTGTAACTGAAGAAGTGCCACTACCTCAAGATTTTACTGAAGGCGAAATAGATCATGAAACTCTTGATGCTGATATAGAAGCAATAGCAGAGCATGCAGAATCTTTTGAAAGACTTGGAATTGTTATTCTTTATGATGAAGATGCTGTAACAACAATGGATTGGACTGGATATGTAGCATGTTTTGCGGGAGCATTAGGATTTGAATGTGGCACACAAAAATATGAAGGTGTAAATGTTTTTGAAATTGATAATAGTGCTTATATAAATGCCATTAACCCTTTTGTCCAAGAAATTCTTGATAAGATTGGGACAGAGTACCCTATCTATCAAAACGAGAAAACAAATTCAATTAGTGCTGATAAGATTTTGACTTTCTTTGAAGAAGATTGGCCGCCCGAGTCATAAAATAAGCCACTCACTCTAATTAGAGTGAGTGGCTTCTTCATTATCTAGCTTTCACAATTCGTTTGTATACTTCAGCCGTTACCATACAATCATGTAAAGCATCATGTGCTTTATCATGAGCAATGCCAAGTACCTTTGAAAGCCATTTCAAATTATACTTAGCATATGGAAGTGGTTCAATACGAAAATCAGCTCGATCATTTTCGTATGCAGCCGCAACCATTGTATCGCGGTAAATCGGACTGAAGTATGCTTTGAAACTTTGAAGCCCTAACCAGTCAATAATGAAGCCACGATCAAATGGCCAATTCTGTGCAAGTGGAGCAATTCCTTTCTTATATCCCATTGCAAGTTTTTGGAACCATTCATCAAACAAATCAGCAGCACGATAGGCTTCAATGCCATGTGTCATGGCATGTGACATTAACTGTTTGTTTTTCCTCTCCATTTCTTCATCATTAAAATTATTCTCCTTTCCATAATTCTCTGGTCGCTTAGGTTGGATTTCACAATAGAAAGGCGGTATTTCAAGCCAAGGATCAAGCTTATAATCCAACGGTAGTACACATATTTGAAGTAAATCATGAAATCCAGGAATTTCTCCTGAAGTCTCACAATCTACTACACATAGTAAATTACCGTTAAGATGAGCCATTCCTTTTCTAGCTGTCCCTGTAGCCATTAGTAGCTCTCTTTACTGCTTGAGCAACGGCTTGTGCCATTTGGACCGGCACACCGTTACCTCGAACTTCATAACTCATTTGTTTGGTTAAGGCTGGAGTGGCAAAATCATAAGGCAATCCCATCGCCATGTTAACTTCCTCCAGACTCATAACTCTTCCTACTTTCCTACTAGCCCTTCTTTTAT